GATCTTATATTTTTATTGGAAAGAGCCGTGGCACGTCTGTTGGAAGTAATACTATCGTACAGTCTGGAGACGAGATTGGCGGTCTTGATTTTATTGCAACAGACGGCACTCAAGCGCTTAGGGCTGCACGCATTACTGCTCATGTAGATGGTACGCCCGGCACAAACGATATGCCCGGCCGCCTGCTCTTCTACACCACGGCCGACGGGGCAGACACTCCGACGGAGAGGATGAGGATTACGAATGCGGGGCGCGTCAATATGATTTCAACAGAAGCCGGAATTATTAGTGAGACTACTCAGGGCTCTGGAACAACTTATGTCACATTTCAGGGTCGTTATGGAGCAACAACAGGCTCCCCCCTTTCTGGGGTAGCATCATTCCAAGTCTATTCAAATGGCAATGTGCAGAACAGCAATAATTCCTATGGATCCATTTCGGACCTGAAACTAAAAGAAAACATCGTTAATGCCACCTCCCAGTGGTCCGATATTAAGTCTCTTCAGATCCGCAAGTACAACTTCAAGGAAGGTCAGACCCACACCCAAATCGGCCTGGTTGCCCAAGAAGTTGAACTGGTCTCCCCTGGCCTCGTCAGTGAATCCCCCGACCGCGACGCCGAAGGCAACGACCTTGGCACCGTCACCAAAAGCGTCAACTACTCCGTCCTCTACATGAAGGCGGTGAAGGCGCTGCAAGAAGCCATGGAGCGCATCGAAAAACTTGAGGCTGATGTAGCAGCTCTCAAGGCTTGAGGTCCCCCTCACTACGCGGCCGTAGTGCCGCACCCCTTCCACCTTCTCCTTTACCTCCAATGACCACCGTCACTCCCGTCTGGACCATCAACACCCTCGAGCGTTCTCTCCCTGATAACATCGTCACGGTGATCCACTGGACCGTCAGCCTCACCTCCGAGGATGGTTATACCTCCAGCGCCTACGGCTCCCTAGGCCTCCCTCCCGCGGACCCCGAAAACTTCATCCCCTACTCCGATTTGTCTCCGGAGACTGTGACAGAGTGGATCAGAAATGTGATGGGAGAGGAGCAGTTCGCTGCCTACGAGTCATCGCTCACCGCCCAGATCGAGTCCAAGCGCAATCCGGTCAGTGCTTCCGGCCTCCCCTGGTAGACAGATTCCGCATTTCCAGTTTAAGGTAGGTACGTACATACCACTCTCATACCATGGAACCGAAAACACTCAAAGAGGATTTTATCTCCCAACTAGAACGCGTGGAGAAGGAGATCGGCCAGCTCCGCGCCGCCCTAGGCCAACGCCAGGAACTCGCTCTGAAACTCCAAGGGGCCATCGAGGCAATGCAACTCCAGCTCGGTGAGGAACCCGAATCGCCTCAGGAAGAAGCTACCACGGATACCACGGAGCAGGAAGTGGCAGGCTGAAGCCTGATTCCGACTCGGTGAGAACCGCGCGGGGAGGGAACCCTTGGCCTCCGGCCGAGTTCCCTTGCCCGCCTTGATCATCTCTGTGCCTTTATCGCCTTCTCACAGAGTCCCGCCACCTCCGCAACTCTGTGTTTGAACTTATCCACCATCCTCGGGTCAGCTGGGGAGATGTCCCTCTCACCATAGTCCGCAAAGGTGGCCAGGTCGAGGAGAGTTGGCAGGTCAAACTCCGCGTCGTTCCTACCGGGCCACCCCGTAGAGATGTATGAGATGAACTCCTCCCTCATCCTCTCGGGGATGAACCTTCCGCCCACCAACTGCCATATCTTCCCATCCCAGCAGAATATGTCCCCAGAGCCGAGAACCACGGCGTCCCCGATCTCCTTATCCCCTGGGAACTGAGCGTTCCCACCTCGCAACCTCGTGATTCTCATCAGTACTCGTCGGACTGAGGTGGCGTCAGTGACGGTAACTCGTGGGGAGGCTGCGGAGCAGAGGTCGGACCGTCGCAGATCTCGTTCAGCACTCCCTCAAGCTCCTCGATCATCTTCTGCACGAGGTACTTGTTCCCGGAGGCTTTTGCGTCCGCGTAGGCGTCGATCATACTTGCCAGTTCAGCTTTGGTCATCCTTATAACCCGTTTAAAGTAATCATAGTTCTATAAACTGAATTCCCGGAGTTTATCATCACATGGCCTCGAATATCGAAAATTTCGAGATCTCGAAGACATTCGCGAATGTCGTACTCTCTAATCTCGACTCGCAACCCGACGAGGACGGTTTTCCATTCGATCTGAACTCGAGTGCTAATCGGGAGAAAGCCAGACTACAGGATGGCAAGGGAAACACCTCCCCGTTGTATCTTTCGGTATCGGCCGTGGAATGCTCCGCCGCTCCTCAGTCTTCGTTGTCCCTCGCACGTAAGCAGGAGATACTCGAGGGTATCACCTACCTCCAGACCGCCTCTCTCATCCTTGGTTGATCAATGACTTACCCAGTAAATAATTTCTACTCGTCGGCTTACACCAACGTCTCCGCCAATTCGGCATCGGCCACGACGGTGTTCGACACCACCCTCATCCCCGCGAATGGCTACGCGATGATCCTGTCGATCATGGTTGCCAATAAGTCCCAGACCACCCGGGGCATCAATATGACCCTGCAGAAGTCCGGTAGTCCCACCGCCGCCCACCTGCTCTACGATGTGGCCGTTCCCTCCCAGACCTCCTTCGAGGTCATGGATGGTAATAAGTTTGTCCTCGGGAGAAACGACTTGCTGAAGGCGTGGGTTGATTCCAATGGTGCTAACTCGGTGGACATGGCGGTCTCTTACGTGATCTACACTCCAGCCAGCTGAGGATAGACATGAGATACATCGGTCGCACACAGACATCAACTCTTATCCAGATCGACGCTGACAGGAACTCCTACGTGAACGTTAAGTCGTTCGGAGCCGCCGGTCTGGACCAGTACTTTGAGGGCCGGGTGAGAGGCCTCAACGGGAACGGGAGCGTCATAAGCATTGGGGACATCCCGTCCTTCTCCCAGTACGAGAAGGATTACTTCCAGGTCGGGCAGGAGCTCTACGCCTTCTTCTACCTTGATACTTCCACTCCTCCGGTCGGGGACTACGACGGCATCTTGACGAACATCGGAGCCCCCGAGGGAGTAGGTTCTGTTGTCCAGGCCGGAACATCCACCAGCAAGACCCTCAGGTACTTCATCTTTCCGTTCAATGTCGTAACCGGAAAATTCTCCCCCTACGTCAAGACCCTCACCCTTCCCGACGTCTACCGTGATCCGCAGACGCAGTTCGACGAGGAGAACTACGTACGTTTCACTCTGAACAGAGCCACTGCCGAGTGGGTACCAGTGATCTACAGGCAGTGGGGAACCGGACAGATCACTTTCCTGGGCGTCCCCAGTAACAATATCTTCGGTGGTAATACCACGATCACCTTCAATGACAGGGGCTCGACTCAGGTACCGTCTTGGGACGAGACCCGTCTGAATAGCGGACTTTTCGACCCCGAACTATTCGAGGGTATCATCTCCGTGTCGTCTGGAGTGATCTCCGCGAAGACCATCATCGTGAAGAGGAGGCTTAAGATCGTAAACAGGGGGCTTTCCGGTATCCTGGAGTGCGCCGACGCCGCTTCTCAGACGGGTGTATTCACAGGACTGGACAGCGTCTCCATCAGGGTGAAGTTCAAGTTTGACGATACAAAACCGTTCCAAGACGCCATCGACTTCGCCGCCTCCAGCTCGGTGAGGGACGTTTTTATCCCCGCCGGAACGTACTCAGTGCGCAACCTCTCGCTCTATAGCTCAGTAATTCCGGCTAGTCAGTACAGCGGACTCGTGCTGAGGGGTTCCGGGGACTCCTCGGTTCTGAAGCGAATGCCGACTCACGTAAACCCACAGGGAACCTTCGGGTTTATTGGCATGATCGGGTCGGGAGTGACTAATCGTATCGAGGGTGTGACCATCCGCGATCTTGCCTTCAATGGCAATAAGACCGAGACGTTTCCCATCAACCTCCCAGAGAATGATACGTACGGACTCGGGGACAAGTACCACGACGCGCTCGCGCTGGAGTACGCCGATGGTATCCGCATCTCAAACTGCTCATTCTACAACGGAGCCGGAGCGGCTCTGTACTCTCTGGACTCCAATAAGATAAACTTCACTAACAACCGGGTCTTCGAGCTCTCCAAACCCTACGAACTCAATATCTCCCCTCTCAAGATCAGGGAATCGAGTCGCATCATCGCCCAGGGCAATCTCTTCCAGAACTGCTCCGGAGCCGTGGATTTTATAGGCATCGACGCCTCACTGATCAATAACAATATCATTGATAACTGCGGTGAGACCGGAATCAGGCTTAACGCCTCGGATACCTGGAATGCCCAAGGAAACCTCACCTTCAACGAGTCGGGATCCATCATCCGCACCGTGGATCTTTACCAGAACGAGTACAGCAGAGTAAGTCTCGACGTGAAACGCGGAGTGGCGATGACCCCGACGTACTTCACTGTGACCGACGGCGGGTTCCCGGCGGCGATCTCGCCCGGATCCATCTCGGCAAGGGTCTACCCACTCAACTCCTCGTACCAGTATAATACAGGGGCCAGTGCCACCTACCTCCACGTGATAGAGAACCGCCCGCAGCTCGAAGCGGGGATATTTGGCATCACCGCTCCCGTGGCCTCCATCACTGGCGTCGGGGGAGCGAATCAAGGCAGAGCGATCCGTGGAACAAGTTCCTACGACCTGCTAAAGCCCGATGGTTCCGGCACGGCGAACTACGGATACGGTTACAGGATCACAGCCACCGTGACTCTCGGGCGATATGCCATCGACCGTATCGCGTACGCTTCCGCAACAACCGTGAAGGTGTTCTTCCGTAACACTTCAGATATCCTCTCCTTGCTCTTCTTCGCCGGGGGCAACGCCTCTAACGACGCGGTGAGCACCACTGGGATCGGCGTTACCGGAGCGGAATTAGCCGACTGGGCGGATAACACCACGCTGACGATCGTGGATGTTGACACGAGTAACTCGGCGATCGTCATCACAACGCCGTCCACGGTGGCGAGTAAATTCACCTCGAGTTCGGATATCTACTCGACCCCGACCGGTTACCTCGGGCTAGTCAAGAATAACTATTTCATTGCCGACGGTAACATCTACGTCTCGGAGTGATCCGCGAGATATCCTCTAGCAAAGTGGCCGGGAGAGGAGGACTTACCCTTCCTCCCGGCCTTTCTCCGTTTGACAGGTAATGTTTAAAGTAGTTGTATATAGAGAATCCATTTACAATGGCATCAAAAGTCAGCGTCGGAAGAACTTCTCCGGTACCTCTAGGCCAACAACCCGCGGCCAACTCCCTCCCGGTTGTTTTCGCGGAGGATCAGGCTCCGATCCCCGTTGAGGAGCAGAATAAGATTCAGTCGGAGGTGGCACTGAGTCTTCTCGGTATTCCGAGAGCTGAGGTTGCTCTTGGAATCTTTGCGGATGTCAATACCTACGACGTCAATCCCTCCGAGTGGGCACAGTACCCTCAAGAGAACACTCCGGCATCCGGCGGGGCCAGAGGGATCAGTTACGGTGTGGAGCACATCCCCGAGGAAGCCGGAGCTAGACTCGTCGCTCCGGACGGAAAGACTACCGTACTGACCTCCAAACGTTTCTTCCGTTACCAACCCGGGCGCGTCTCGGCCTCCACCATGGGCGTGAAGATGAACGTTACTCGCGATCCGGAGGCCCAGGCGGCAGCGCTCCAGGCCAAGATGAAAGGTGCCCCCTCGATCAAGAAGTGGGGTATCTTTGACAAGTTCGACGGTTACTACTTCGAGGCGGTAAATGCCGGGAAAGGTAACGATTTCCGCTGCGTTCGTCGTACCCAGGCCATCATTCCCTCCGAGCCCTCGGGCTATGCCGGTGCGCTAAGCTGGTTCCAGAATGGCGACGATACCACCTTCAACACGGCGACCAACTTCGGTATTGCCGGAGTCGATCCCGTGATCGTCAGAGATGGTCTGGTCTACACTGCCGCGGCGATCTACGACCCCTCGCTGGTCTACTCTCCGGCCGATGTGGTCTCTATCGACACCGCAAACGATCCCTCCGGCGCGCTGAAGAACTACAGACCGGACTCCGGATACGCCGTGCGCCTAGCAACCTACAATGGCACTACATCCACGTGGTCGGAGGTGATGACCGACCGTAAGTACCAGTTCCCATTCGACCAATCGAAGACGGTATCACTAAGCCCCGAGAGCACTTCGCTCGAACGCGGGTACATCCGACTCGACGCCCACTGCAACTTCTACCAGATCGTATCCAATCTCAATCGCAAGGCGTCCTACAACACCTTCCCATCCACCAAATCCGGTCTGCAGTCCTCGGAGTGGGGCACTGATGGTTCCTCCATCACCTCTTATAGTTCCGCCATCGCCGCGAATACGTGGGACGTTACTCCGTCGGAGACAAATAAAGAGAAGAAGGTATGGCACCTGCTCGTTAACACCCAGGGTACCGACTCCTCCTACAGGATCACCGACGCGCAGCACTCCGCCTCGCCGAATATCCCCGGGTCGGGAGCCGCGCTGAATGTAAAGGCTCGTACCGTCACCGACGGAAACGTGACTCTGAAGGAGTGGTTCAATCTCTGCGTTCCCAAACCCTACCGCATGGTGTACGAGTGGAGGCCGTGTAGGGCGATGTTCTCCGGCGATAAGCTCGATGGTACTGAGTCGGTTGTGAGGTGGAGCGACGTTAACACGGCTGCTGAGGATAATACTGTCGGTGGGGGCTCCGTGGTCAATCTACCAGGCCAGAAGATAAAGACGGCGGATAATGAGGACCTGATGACCACCTCCGCCTACAACATCGATTTCACAAAGGTGACGATGTGGAAGATCGAGTTCTCCTGGTACGGAGCCGTTGGTGCTATCTTCCTCTGCTACGTTCCTGTAGGTAACAATCAGGCCCGTTGGGTCCGCGTTCACCACATCAGGGCCTCCAACCAGCATTCCGTTGCCTCCCTCGGTAACGCTACTCTCCCCATCACCTACCTAACCCATGGAGGTCTGGAGAGTGGTCTGGAGTCAACGGACATTGGCAACACGCTGGTAAAATACGGTGCCTCCTACTACATCGATGGTGGAGACAAGGGCACCGTTCGTTTACTCTCCAAGGCCTCGGATTTCCCCCGCGAGGTCCCCAAAGGTTTCTACGACTTCACCGCGAATAATTGGGTGAGAGCCACCGACGAGGGGGCGATAGCGGGCGCCGCGCTTAGGTACTCCGTAACAACCCATCCTAATCTCTCGGGATCCGTGGCTGTGGGACTCATAGGAGCGTACCTCGCCTCCGACTCGACTGCTAAAGTCAAGTGGGTGACTAAGAACGGGGATAATATCACACTTCATTTCACGAGCTCGTCGCTCCCGGCTTCCGCTGCCACCGGGGTAAGACTTATCATCCCTAGGGCTCAACGGTCCCTGCTCACGGTCCGCGCCAAGGACTTCATCTACAACAGAGATGGTAAACCGGTACGTAACCGCCTCCAGATCTACCCAATCAAGTACGGAGCCGGAGTGACCGGAGGTACCTCCGGCGAGCTCCTCACCTTGAGAGCGATCAAGAACCCGCTGTTCATCGTTACCAACACATCCACCTCTCTTGGCACCGATGTGGCTTACACTGGGGCCAGCATAGTCCGCGATCCGGTGACCACAGCGAATCAGTACGTGAACACCAAGAACTCCACCCTCCCGGTCCAGATAGGGTTCGCGACTCCTCCGGCGATAGACGTTGGTAAGTATCGCTACGGGTACTTCTTGGGTACGACCTCTCAGTCAACCGCCTCGACAGGCTGGACCATCGGAACAACCTCCCCCTCCGCCTACACCCCGATCCTCGGGAAACTGTCGAGAACCTCCGCGGGATACTTCTTCGAGAAGTTCTTCTCCTACCCGGAGGATGTCTACATTGTCGGACTGTTTATCCCAGAACGCCACCTCACTGTCAGCTCCTCCGGAGTCTTCTCTGAGGCGGTTCTGAGTGCCGGCTCAGGGGTCTTGGGTTCCAGCGCCTCAACCGACCAGACCAAGTGGAATCGCCTGGAGGTGGACGGATTCGCCACCTGGGAGGATATCACGCGTCTCTCCGGGGTCCAGATAGCCCAGGATCTCGATCTCACGCCAGTACCTGACACCGGCAATGAGATCCTCTCGTACTACACTAACGCTGGTGGGTATCAGTTCGACCTTCAAGATTACTTTGCGTACAACAAGGAGTACCTGTCCTTCCCTCTCACCGACGAGGTGGACATCATCAACCTCCAAGGGCATTACGACATCTCGACTCAGGCTCTGGGCTCATCCACCCCCGGCACCTCACCATTCAAGGTCAATAATGCCCTTACCTGGGAGGAGCAGTGATAACCCATGGCCCAGTACCGCATAAAAGCGCAGAAGTCCGGCGCTAGGACCTACGAGAAAGAGCTACAGATGATCAGTTACCGGGGAAGTGCGCTCTTCTCCGACGAGGGGAATGTACTGATCTCAAGGAAAGACGTGTACTATCCCCCAGACTACCTCTCCAGGGGGTCCGTGGCAGTAGTGACCGACTCGAAATCCTACAGGAAGGATGGTCTTTCTACCCGGAACATCTACAGCAAAGGCCGACCGGCCGCTCTTCCGGTAGAGGAGCAGTTTGCCGAGCAGAGCGCCGTGAGCCGTTCGCTCCTGGGCATAGACCGGCGGGAGACTCAGCAGGGTATATTCGATAACGTAAGCTCTTACGGTCTCAACCGAAAGGACTGGGTGGTGTACTACGGTTACCCTGACACCTCCCAAGGTGGGTCTTGGATCTCAAAGAACTCCCCTGCCGGACCTCACGTCCCGGTAAAGGACTACGATTACAAGGAGGGATCCTCGGTTGTCCTAACATCCTACCCCGTACCGTACACCAATCCCGGAAACCCACCCGTATCCAATAAGATCAACGGGGTCGTGGATAATCCCGGACCTGGTTGGGGTCGTTACCTCCAGTCCCTCGTGGCTATGTACATCATCGAGTACATGGTCAACAACTTCACCCAGGAGCAGAAGAACGCTTTCCGACTCGGGTTTTTGGAGCGTAAGTACCCCAAGACCCCGGACGGTAAGTTCGATCGTCTGTACTGGGATCAGATCTGGTTGGATATCAACCAGGGAAGATTCGAGTCCGTAGGAAATATTCCCATCATCCCTCAGGGGACCCTCGTTAACTTCGCCCCCGAGTCCGGTAACGACACCATCGACCTGGCGGAACTGTTCGGTTCCGATCTTCAGCCCGAGGAGGCCAACGTCTCAGTTAACTTCAATAAGTTCTTCTTTGCCTCGACTCGTTACACCTGGCGTGAGCCGAACAGAGGGCATTACAGTATCGCAACGAACCCTAATCCGGAACTCTGGCAGGAGTACTGGGGTATAGATTACAACTCCCTACCAACCAACCTCAAGAACTGGGAGTTCCAGGTATACGCCTCCCAGTCCCAGGTACCCCAGTACGTCCTGGATTACAAACTACCATACTTCCTCATCACCTCCGACGTCCCGTCGGAATCGCTGATCTTCGGCGAGAGTTGGCCTCAGAGTTACTCCGATCCGGCCACTCCTCAGATCTCCGGTGCTATCTCCGACGGTAATATCATCGGGGGCAGTGAGTCGAACTACTCCGTCATCACTCTGACATCCATTCGGGCTTTTCGCTACCAACCTGGACGGATAAGCGCTTTTACCTACGGTGTCCGTGTGTCCGAAGAGGGTGCCGGTCCCGGATCCCTTCTGGAGTGGGGAGCCGAAAACTACACCGACGGGTACTTCTTCAGACTCCAAGACGGCACTGATTTCTCCGTGGTGAGGCGTTCGACAATCCCGCTCGGACAGACCGATCTTTTCACCGAGGCGGAGTACCGCGAACGCGAGGCGTACATCTCCCAACTCACCGGGGTGATTAGGTACAAGGACCTACTCACCGACTCCGAGGTCCTCCTGCTGGAGGACGAGGTGAGAAAGAACCGCGTCACGAAGGTCTACGAGACTGTGATCCAGCAGAACCAGATGAATGGTGACGGACTCAATGGGCGGGGAGAGAGTGGGTATATCTTCAATCCGGACACGGTCACGATGTACAAGATCGAGTTCGGGTGGTACGGAGCTATTGGAGCTAGGTTCTATGTCTACGTACCGCAGGGCAATGGGCAGGCTCGTTGGGTGGCAGTTCATACACTTGTCATAGAAAACCAATTGGGACAACCCTGCCTCGAAGACCCGTTCTTCTTCTTCAAGTACCGCGTGTACGTAGACAGTCCAAGTAGACTCCGTCTCCCGCAATTTGTGGAGAAGTACGGCGCATCGTACTACATTGACGGAGGAGACGAGGGGACAGTCTCGTTGGCAAGCGGGAGGGCGATAAATCGCACCGTGCCGGCTATCGCTTCCGACACGACTGAAGTCCCTATCTACGACTGGGCCAGCGTGCTGGGACTTAAACCCAAGCAGTACATCGTGAACTCCGAAGGGAACTCGTTTCCGAACAAGAAGGAGATCTTCCCAGTGTCCGTGTCCGTCACCTCGACGACGGATGCCGAGATCAAGTTCGTCAATCAGTACGGATGCAGGGAGAACGGTTTTACCTTCCAGGAGGGGTACACGTGCGTTATCCCGGAAGAGCAGAGGCTGAGAGGCATATTCAGCGTAAACCGATACCAGAAGGACGAGACCACGCTGGTCTCTCTTGGCAGAGATAAGCAATCACCTATCCCAACTCTGACGTACGTAGGACCCGATCCAGCGTTCCCACTAGCGTCCGATAATCTCAGAAGCGGAGGGTCGTTTATCGGATGGACCGCGTACGAGAAATCCCTTATGGGTTCCCATCTTATCGGGGATAAGGTGTTTGCTTCCTACGTTAACCCCACCCAGGAGTACTCTTCTTCCCCTAGTGGTATAAGTGGCCCGGAGATCGTGATCCAGAGAGATCTCTCCTCGAGTATCTATGTAGGTCAGTCAAAGAACCGACTCTGGTCAAATGCAGAATTGCTTTTCCGGTTCACGGAGAATGTCTCCCTAAAACTATCCAGGTTCCGCCGAGATACCACCCTTCTGTCCACAGTGGACATCACCACCGACGAATTCTACCTTCTCTTCTCAAGGGTAACCGCCCAGTCCAAGGACTCCTACTCGCTGACCTGCGGAGTGGATGATGTTGAGTTCGGATGCGACGGCAACCACTTTGGAGAGATGCAGATCGGTATTGTCTGGCCCCAGGAGAACCCGGGTTCCTACACCTACCCCGGATCCATCATATCCAGAGCGAGAGTCGGTCCTAATTTTGGTATAATCGACCCGAAGAACTCCGACGATAGGTCGGGACTGAGTGGAAATAGTTTCGACGTGAGAGTGCTGGAGGATGCCGGGAACTACTACGTTGTGGATAAGACGGTGCCTAATAGTGCTAACTACCGCTACTACGAGGGTTTGCCGGTAAACCTGGACTCCGACTCACTTAAGGACAACGTTCTGATACTCAATCAGTCCGCGTGGTTGAGTACCGGCGACGGTGGCATCGAGGTGGGCGAGGGTATGACCGACTCGGTGGGGCAGATAGACTCCCAACTTCCCAGCATCCCTGGCTCCGACGGGGGTAGTTGCCACGCGATCTACGGCAGAGCCGGGGAGATCAAGGAGATATCGACATTCACGGCATTCGATATAAACGGCACCGTGACCGCGGGAACGTACTACCTCTCCAAGACGTCCCCGTGGCCCAAGGATCTGTGGGCATCGTCAAACACGATCTTCGCCGAGAGGGACTCGGATGGTGCAAGCATAATCGTCCGCACGACTTCCGGCGTAGCACAGCAGTCTTATATCCCCGCGGGAACCAGTGTTAGACTCTACCTCCTTCCGGTGGTTGTTGTGAGTGGGTCGGCATTCTCCAACGAGACCCGCGTAACGGCTAAGTACCGCGCGATCGCCCTGTACAAACCAGACCTACTCCGTCCGGACGGGATCCTTCTCGCGCAGAAGATCGTGGGGCAGAACCTTTTCCCCCTGAGGTTTTTTGTGAGAATGCGGGAGGGGGCTAAGATCGGTGGCGTAAGTATCGGCCAGGTCACTCCTACCGGGGTCATACAGATCCCCTTCACACCCCACGGATCCACCCTGAGCGTGACAAATTCCGGTGGTCAGCCGGATAGGCACGATGGAGGTTCATCCGACGAGACCAACTCGGCGAAGAAGTCGATGATCGCGTATGGACACCCTGGAACATTGACATCCGCCGAGTACTCCTACTACGATGTCACTGGAGCGACGGGGGCAGATAGGAGGAAGAAGTGCCCGAGTTTCGTAAGTGGCAATATCCTCTCCGGAGCGGGATTCTCAGGCACCGGGGACTATCCGATCCGATGGCTGGAGTTTAAAGACTCTGGAGAGCCCATAGCATCATTCTTTGTTTCCGCCAATAAGCCCACGGAGATAGATTTGTCTGATATCTTCAGCATCAACACAGAATCCGTAGGTCCAAGTTTCTGGAGCAATAAAGCTCTGTTCATGATAGCTCGGAATCTCTCCGTGGGGGTGGATGGTACGATGTCAGTAACGCTCAATTATAAGGAACAGTGATGGCAGATTTCTTTAAGTTTCTTCAGCAGAACAGACCCGATACCGGACTGGTTGACAGGTTCGATCTGAGCGAAATCTACGATTCCGACGAGCGTCTAGCACTTACTAACCTGCTACTTAACCCCGACGGCCTTGACCAGATATATGGCCTCGCGAATGACGGCCTGACAAAGGAGGACGTCAGGACGATGGGAGGACTCGATAAACCCGTCATTCACTCCTTGGGAATCTCGGCCCGTACTCTAGGCAGTGTGGCCTACTCGTTGAGCCAGCAGATAACAACTGATAAGGCAGTGGGCGAGCCAGGTAAGCAATCGTTCTCCACGGCGGACTTCTCAGACAATATCATCGTGTTCCAGGGCGGATTGGCCGCCAAGAAGATCGAGTACAACTTCCTCGACGAGAATGGTGACGTACGGACGACCACCGTGCCGACATCGAGGCAGAGTCTCTTCAACTCGTCGAAGGACACGGCGGGTAAGTACGTGTCAGCATCGTACCCAGGGCTATTCAGGATAAGGCGCCGGTCCCACCTGTACGAGCTCCGCCTCTCCTCAAAACTTCTTATCGAGAAGGGTTCTATCGTAGAATCGCCGACAGACACGCTGAAGATCCCCACCTACATGCGCACCTCGGCTAACACCTCGCCGAGCGTAACGAACCTGGAGTGCTACGCGACAAAGAACTCACCGCTGATCCTCCCGGTCAGGATCTACGGTACGGCCTCGATCTCGTTCTCCAGAGCCAGCGCAACGTCCAGCTCTCCCGCCTTCATCTACGGATGGGAACTGAAGAGGCAGTCAGATCTCCGAGTCGCCAGAGCTGATTCAGTCTCCTCGGCGGGTGCTGTGACCACGGTGAATATCACTATTAACACCTCGGGGACGGTGTGCAATGGTGTGGATAGCCTGCTATACATCTACCTGGATCCGTCGGCGATCACCTCCGCCAATCTCTCCGGGCTGGGGATGACCGAGCAGGGTGGCCGGGACATAGGACTCGTAGGGTTTAACTCTCTTCAAGAGTTGGATATATCCAACAATAATCTGTCCACTCTACCGGTGTGGCTGAGAACGCTTCACGGTAGCCTTAAGAAACTCAATGTGAGGGGCAACGCGTTCTGGAACAACGGGATCGTCTCCTTCTTCGATTGGCAGGAACCTCCCACAGGAGTGACCGGAACGAGTGACGGTGGTGGTAGACCTAACACTACCCTGGCTCAGACGCTCGGGTATAGTGGGTGGTTTAATTCTGGACCGGTAACGGCTTACGACGGAACGTACGGCACGGTGCAGGACCAGAACGGCGTGCTATACAAGAACCAGAGGAACATATCGATCAATGGTGGCCTACTACCAAGCATAACCGCTACCCACGGGTTCAGACCCTTCACGGCTCTTGAGGAACTCAATCTGGGTCCGACCGTGAAACTGGCCAACCCGGACTTCTCCACCCTCTTTCCTGCTCTAAAGACTCTCGTTATCGACTCCGGAGACGGAAGCCCAAGAGTTCTGTACGGTCTTATCCCCAAGATGCTCAATAACGACGGGGTCATGTCCCTGTCGCTTGCGGGACACGCCGGGGACGTGGGAGGGTCTATAAGGCACCTGGGAAATACGTTAACCTGGAACACCGCCGACCTGGTCTTCAATAAGAGGCAGTTTATAGGTCAGTTCAAGTTCTCCTCGTTCTCTATAGAGAACAGTGGAGGTGGTGGGTGGTTCGGGGGAATATGCACTACTAACTCCGAGTTGGGAGTCAGCATTCCCGCCACCACAGTGGATAGTCTTCCAAAGTACAGTTTTGTAGCGTCTGGGACAGCCGCGGATGCCTGGAGTGGGTGGTTAGCGGAGACTCAGAGCCTCAATGTCTATAACAGGGACATAGCGGTCAGGATCGCTTCCGGAACCAGTCTTACTTGGAACAAACTAAGCAGTATAAACTGCATCTACTGTGGCACGCAGGAGACATCCGATAAAGTTAAGTATAACGCTTCGGTAGATGTGGGGACGTTATCCTCGGTGGATATCATCCAGGCCCCCAGACTCGGAACGATAGAGGCCTGGTACGCGGGCTGGTACGGTAAGATCCCCTCGGTGTCCGGAGCCACAAGTCTCTCCTTCATCAACTTCGGAGCCAACAACTGGAGCGGCTATGAGACATCCGACGGACTACAGTACCTCCTCCCATCAAACTTTGTAAACGAGTCGGTCGGAACCTCCTATCATCCTCTGCAAACAGTATACCTTCACTCACTGTTCAATAGCTCATCGAGAGATCTCGAGTTCAGATCCACAGATCTGAAGAACCTACCTCGCATCTCCACGTTTTACATCGGCGACTCGTATATAACTGGCAAGTTCCCCACAATATACTCCAGTAATAACACGTCCGGCGTAAACTTCAATACCTGGTTCCATAACTGCAGATTCAGGGACCTCTCCTCGCTCGGATCCTCCGCAACAAGCAGAGTACAGACAATCTACGGACCTTCCAATGGCACCGGCGTGGGTGGGTCACTGTTGCCTAGCTTCTTCACCTCGTCGAACAATGGAGTTCTTAACTACGTCAACCTTGATGGGACCCTCTCGCAGAGGTACCCGGGAAACTGGACTGTGCCCGAGAGCAGGGGCAGATTGATCGCGCCTCTGGTAACCGGAGAGACGGAGGAGACAACTCCGGGTGTAACCTGGACATCGAGGAACAACAATGATACATCCAACGCCACCTCGGATAAACTGTACCAGAGTAACCCTGGTGGATTCCAGATCGACTCCCAAGTTATGGTCGGGGATATTGTCTACAGCGGATCGACTGAGGTCGGAAGAGTGACCCAGATCGATAGGGGAAATCGATTCGTGTACGTTAATCGTGAGGTGTCTGTCACCTCCGCAACGTTAAAATTCCGCAGAGCAGGTCAAGACATAAGTTCCTTCTTCGACAATCACATCGCGATAGACCAGATCTATCTCCAAGGTGTGCGAGCGACCGGATCCGTACCTCTGTTCAAGAATTGTGTGGGACTGAGATTCGCCTACCTGAATAACAATCTTCTCACAACATACAGGTCTGGCACCCTTAAAAATATCACCGGCATGGCAACCGGAGCCAACTTCACTCCGGCGTTAAGAAGATTCAGTCTTGAGGGCAACGCACTCACCAAGCAGTCTATCAAGAACATCATCAGTGACGCTTTCGATATAGGTGTCTACTTCAGATCCAAAAACATCTCCCCGAGTTTTATCATAGGTCTGTACTCCACCAAGTACGACAGCGTGAACAAGGAATATCAGAACTGGACGAGAGCCGAGATCTTCGATCAATCCTCCACCACTGTTAATGCCGCGGGTGAGACGATAACGATTCCCGATCCGCTGGAGACTAAGTTCAACAGGCTCGGGACAGGGGGCATGTACCCGGGTATCGTAATACAACTCTTCTAATCACCCAGGAGCACTTAGAACATGGCAATCGGTCTAACTAGATCTAAAAACCTATCGGAGTCCAACCTCAACCTCAAAACCGCGCTGCAGAAATTGTACGCTCCTGGGATAGAGACTGACATCGAGCTGTACTCCCTCTCGTCGTCGGTGGAGTCTCTCTGCGTGTCCGGAGTACTCGATGATAAAACGTCTCAGATATACAGGCTGACGACCGAAAAACTAAGTACTCTTTCTGGTGACGTGATAAACCGCACCAAGTTCGGCTCTAAGTACTTTACTTTTACCGATGAGAATCGGGTGTACTTCACAAAGTACGAGGTCGGTACGGGTAACTCAGATAATGTGACTCCTCTTCGCTATTCCGTCGGTGGTTCCGTTCCGGCTCTCCGTCTGATATCCGGAGGCGGAGGGTTCTACTTTCTAAACTCCCAAGACCAGATCGCCTCCCTTGAGAACTTCGCAGCCACGTGGATAGCTGACGCTAGTTCCACCATCACCATAACACTTAACTCCCACGGATTCGTAAAGGACCAGGTCGTGGGTATCAGATTCAATAACTCCGGAGGTGGTACGAACGCGACGTCCGGTGACTACGCCGTGGTGTCCGTGACGGCAAACACCTTCACCGTTGCCAACTCCGGGGGTTCCATAAGTGGTTCCGGGCAAGCACTCGTCTCTAGTTACGATGTAAGACTCTCCAATATCCAGCTTCGGGGTAAGACTAGTAACGCGACAAGCCTTAGAGCCGATGTTACATTCACCAAGATGGCATTCGACTACCTGCCCGGTACTCCGGCCACTTACACTAACACCTCGTTCGGTACCGAACTCGGGTCTACTGCCTCGGCTACGGTGACTCTCACCAACCACGGACTCTCCACGGGAGATAGCGTGTACATCAGAGTCCTGTCTGGCACGCTGAAGAGCGGGTTTGTTGGGTCGGTCACTGTCACCAGTTCCAGTACTTTCACTGTTGTTCTTCCGTCCACCAGCACGAATACATCCAAGAACTGTGAGGTATGCGATCCAAGGGAACTACTCAGATTCACGACCGCTAACGTAACGAGATACTACGTCAGTTCCGTGAGGATAACCGATCCCGGATACAGTTACGTGATCCCCGAGGAACTTGAGGTGGTCGAGGCGAGCGTTAACGACTCCAACACCGGACAGGTGGTGAAGGTGCGGAGGCAAAGAGGTGTTTACTTCGAGGGAACCCCCGAGATAATCCGCACGAGTAACTTCACGTACACTGTCAAGAACGCTACCGAGGATGGATTCTTCCTCTTCGACGAGGAACTGGGTAAGTACGTGTACCTTGACAGGGACACCTCGGAGACCGGTCTGACATCTGAGCAGGCCATAGAGATCCGAAGATTCGACGGATCGAACATCACCAATATCCTACAGTTCAAATTTGCTCAGTCGCCGATCTATCTCAGGAGTTACACATCGGAGGTTTTCTCCGTAAGCGGCAGTATCTCCTCGGCGATAAACTCCGTGAGTAGCAGCGCATCCGATCTGAAGACTAGATCGAGGTTGGCTATTCAGAACACTAAGCGACCAACCCCCGTCTCCTCGGCGGAGAATGTTCTAGGTTACACCTACAACTCCTTTTCTGGTAAAGATGTGGTGGTATGGCAGAGAGTCGTACTCCGCGATCAAGATTTCGTCTTGAATCCCTCTGACACAACTCTTGGCGCAGGATCCATTACAGGTGATAGACTAAGATCCTCGGTGAGTGAGTTTGTTCTCGGACCGGTTGTTCAGTGGTCCTCAGTGGCGTCCGGAGTCGTTACGATCGTACTGAGTTCCCACTCGGTGAAAACCGGGGACAGTGTTAAAGTGTCCAATGTAGTAGCTAACACTGGAAGTAAGTTCTCTTCGGGTACCTACACTGCCAAGTATATCAATGCTAACGAGTTTTCCATACAGACATCCGCCACAGTGGCAGGGTCGGGTACACTCGATCTCATGCTCCCTGACCCGAACTTCCAGGTAAGGGTGCCAGGTCTATTCATCAAGGTGGGAAATGACTACCGCAGGGCCTTCTCCACTACAGATAAACCGTTCTTCCAAGAGATCACCGATGCCGGCGGAGTGACTGTGACCATGAACCCGAGCATAACAGGACAGAACCTCGGGGTCCTTAGCGCCGAGGGCACCTCCGTGACGACAAATCCGGCTTCAACGGACTGGTACTCGTATAACACCACGATTTCGGAATTGGCCCAGAGAATCCACACCAATGGCCGCGATGGGGCTTTCTACTTCCACAGGCAGACCGCCCCAGCGGTTACTGGAATCCCCACCGTGAAGAACGGGGTCCAATCGACAATCTACGCCGTACCACTCTTCACTCTATCCTGATCAGGTCCACGATGGGTTATTGGCGGAAAGCACACTGAGTTGGCTTCCGCCAGTCTGTTTACGGATGAAAAGGTAGTACCGGTCCTTCACCGGTTTGTTATTGGAGTAGAATCTAACGTCTTTGTACAGATTTGCATTCTGCACGGGACCATCAGGAAGACCTACATTTAACTCCACCTCGAGTTTATGGGTGTACTCCGATCCACCAAATACAGGTTTCTGTGCCGTCAGCAGCGATGAAAGGAGATTGCTACGTTCAGAACTACTGAAGTCAAACATCAGTTTGTCAGTAACGTAGAGGTACTTCTGCCCCATATCATCGGAACTATTAACCCGTCCTCCCCACCAGATGTCAAACTGCCCCTCGGTGGAGGCGTACAGCGCTGTGTCGGTCTTAGTGATGGCCTGAAGTGAGATATTCTGAATCGAGTAGGGTGGATAGCAGAGCCCTCCGAGCCCTGGATCCGATGCCCCAGAAGTATTATCGTAACCGAATGGAACTACGATGTCGGCCGGCGGGGCGGGAAGCTCGGTATCGGAGGAGAATGGCTGGATCTCGGTGGGTGAGCTTCCGGCCTTTACGTACAGTGTCTCCCCGAAACTCAGGCTGGAACCGCTATCAGCCCTGAGGAACTGGTACGCCGAGTTGAAGACAAATCGGATCTGTACCAGACGATCGGATATATTACCGCCGCTAGGCACGGGGATAACGGTGGTTCTCACGACTTTGGCCCCGGTGGAACTCACGATATTCGCGGGTAGAGTACTACCAAGCTGGAGGTGATTGTAGTACACCTGACAACTCGTGTACTGACCGGCCGCGATGGACGGCGTGAAAGTCACTGTTCCGGTGGAGGCGTTATATGACGTCACTCTTCTCACCGTTGCGTCGTTGGGGAAGATGATCTCGGAACCGATGTACTGATTGTTATTGGAGTTGGTCGAGTCGGGGGTAAATACCCCACCGGAGGACGTTATCGTAACCTCTCCTGAGTTCACGGTAAGGGTCACTCCGGAGAATGATGTTCTCTGAGCCCCTATGAGCCCGTAAAAACTATAGGGGGTTGTGCCTTTGGTGAACTCGGCGATAAACATCGACTTAGCGACGTGGTTTCTGGATCCGGTGGCGCCCATGGTCAGTTGGGCGATGATCCCGGTATTATCGTAGGTGAAGGCCGAACCGTTCCACGTTCCGACACTCAGCCTCCCTACCCCATCGACCTCCTCATAGAGAACCCTGGATGTGGAGGCAAAGTTAGCATCCGACGGCAGTTTATTTAGCGCGATAGTGGAGATGTTCTGCCTACTGCTCTTAGAGAAAGTGGTAGTGTTATCGAGCATATGAAGCGCTTTCCCGTAGGTGGTCGTGGAAGTTGTCGAGATGACTCCTAGGTCGTTTGACGGGTAGGCGTTTATAGTCACAGTACCCCCGAATCCTGCAGCGTTCTCCACCACCTCAATGAAGGTATAGTTCTCCCCTTTCTTTCTGGTCTCACCGGTTGCCAGATTCTTCCCAGCATACGGCGAGGTGGTACCGATCTCGGCTACCGTACCTTTCTTTTGACGACCTATCATCAACAGTTTTGAGTGGTTGTAGTCGTAGTCTCTTTCGGTGTTGGAACTTGTTACGGAGTTTGTCAGGGTTCCGTCATACCTTGTTGAGGTGTAGGTGCTGGGTTTTGGCAGACCTCCCAACGTAGCTCTATACAGATCCAGGTTTGCCTCGAACGCGATTTTCGACGGGTCAGGCTCTACGTAGTTCTTACCTACGTTCTCAAGAAGATCACTGATACTTCCGTATTTGCCTGTGGGATTAGGATTGAAAAGATACTTCTGCCACATCGACACGATGTTCAATGTCGCCGTCCCCGGAACAACGTTAAAAGGTCGGTTCTTCACGACCGCCCATATTGTCTGGCCATTAGTCGGACTTACTCCAGGCACGCTAAAGCTGGCGTAGGTAACTCCGCTTACGGGAGCACCCTTTGTCCCTATGATCGTCGTAGAGGGTATGGTGTAGCCGGTTAGCACCGCCGGTTTACTTGCTCCGAGGGTGGTGTACGCAATGACCTCAAAGTTAGTACTGTAGTTTGCGAAATTTGCCTCCTCGGCCGCACTGCCACCTGAGGAGGTGTCCACGGACCACGCACTCTGCGCCGAATTCCACGTCAGTCTTAACTGCGCGGAGTAGTCATTCCACTTTGAGATGTCCGCGGTGCTGAGATTCGTATCCAGCATCTGGATAAAGAAACTCGGAGTCCCCAGCGGGCGTCTCGTAACAATATCGGTCTGGGCCGGGTCGGTGGAGGGTTGACCATACCAGAACCGTATTACCACAGGGACGTAATCGTCCAAGAAGTTCTTGATCGCGCTTCCCTCTAACCCGGTGTAAGTTTTAGCTAGGTCAAGTGCTCCACCATTCGCCAAGGAGCGTTGGGACGGCACGGATCCCGATCCGGTACCAAGGGGCATTGTCGGACCTCCTTGGACATAGTACAACCTACCTCCAAGAACGTTAGGAACTGAGTTCTCCCGAGAGACCTGGGTGTAGTAAGTGGTCGAGTCCGCCGTGTTAAGGGCCGTTCTCCAGGTACCCTCGATCGCTCTAGTTGTGGGGTTGTATCCGGTCTTGTCGAAATAGTCTATGCGAAGATGCCCGTTGACCTGGGCTGCCCACCTCATCATGGTGGAGGTGGAGGCAAAATCGCCTCGCTTGAACCAAGCGTCGAACCTTAGCCCCCAGTTGTAGCGAGTACTGATCCCCCGAGGGGCAATCTGGTCGAACTTCATATTCCCGTCCCGGACTATAGGGAACTTCGGGTTGGTGAGGGCGGATTGTGTTGGATCACCGTACTCCGAGGCACTGTTCATATAGTGGTCGTACTCACCACTCCACCAGTACTCCGACTCGGAGTCAGGAACAAACCGGCCATTCTGGATATACCCGATTCGATGCGTGTTCGATATCTGAGTCACGGTCGATGGGATAAAATCCGCGGAGTTCTCCGCAGTGGAAGTTATCGCCTCGGTGAAGAATGGCGGAGGGTTCGTGTGCGAGTACTTACTCACCGAGTCGGTTGGCTGGGTCTCGGGTACGTAGTACTTGTAGAGCACGGTACCCTGACCTTGGTAGTTTGTTCCCCTGCCCGCGAACCTCTCAGCCTGGGCGATCCTGTCCGAGATGCGCTGGCGTGGATTAACTAGCGGAACGGTCCTTCCGCTTTCATCCTCGGCGTTAATGGATGCGCCCTTTAGGATCTCAAAATCCTCACGTTTGAGGTCGTACCTCACGACTCCGTCCAAGACCTGAAGGTCGTTTGGCACGAATCTGCCTAGGACGGACGCCTCGGCCGAATCTTGAATATCCGTGAGGACCTCGGCCAGCGCCCTGTCCTTGGATGCAAGGTCACCGAGCGCGTTATCACGAACCAGACCGTAGTACTTTACCTCGGTCTCAGCGCTGTCCCTCTGAGAAAAAGGCTGTGGTTCCACTCGCGAGGTTCTAAGTCTCCCGCCGCTCTTTGATTTTGGCATCTTTCCAGGGCACTATGTCAATATAACTTACTTTAAACCCGCAAAGTTATCTAGACAAGTACAGGTCCGAGTAGGCCCGGATGACGGACTGGACGAATGAGGACCGTTCTATGTCATCAAATCCGAACTCCACCGAACCAACATCAGGCATGTCTTTCAGCCTCTTGATGGCATCCGACAGTCCGTCACCGCCAAAGCGATTAGCCAGGTCTCTCTGCACGACGTCCCCGAGAACGGCGACACTCGACGAGTCTCCAAGACGAGTGAGAATAGTCATGAGACTGTGGGTTGTTGCGTTCTGCATCTCGTCGGCGATAACCACGCACCTATTCAACGATCGCCCGCGCAGGTGCTCTATGGGCAGAAACTCTATGTACTTCTTCGAGAGGAGGTACTCCGCTTTGCCCTTCGACATGAAAACCTCAAGGGCGTCACGGACGGGACTGATATGGGGCGCGATCTTCTCGTCGAGATTTCCCGGAAGGAAGCCGAGTCCCTGCTCTCCGGGGACACTCACAACGGGTTTCACGTAGTAGATCTTATCCACCTCCCTCTTCTGCAGTTTCTCGCATGCTACGTAGGTCGCTAAGAGGGTCTTCGCTGTGCCTGGTGGTCCGGAAAGCAGAGTTAGGACCTTGGTCCTTAGGTACCTCATAGCATCGACCTGGTTCGGGTTACGTGGCATCAGTATCCTGTTGTCTTGGAACTTGGATCCCGACTCATTACCGCCACTGTTGCTGTTACTCTCCATCGCGAACACCTGGTTCTCCTCGAGCCGGCGCTGCTTCCGTGTAGATTTTCTAGCCATGAGGTTTTTTCTGTGTGGGATACGAAAAAAGACCCCAGAAGTGCGTTACTTCCAGGGTCTCCGGGTCATGTAGTGCTTGCTAGTGGTCTGGACATGCGCTAATGTTTTCGCATCCTGACATACTTTAAACTATTCTCACTTTTAGCACGCTGCCCGTCCTGTACATCCCCCCGACCACCACCGGGGGAGTCGCAGCCGCGGCCGCGGCATCATCCACAAACTCCCTGAGCCCCGTGAAACTTATCCGAGAGAAGGGAACGGAGGCTCTGTCCCCGAATCTTCTAGCGACTCCGGTGGAATCGACGTAGTAGATCTCATCTAGTGCCTCGTTGAGAAAGAGTTCTCCCCGGTAGGTGTTGGATGAGTTTTCGTTATGCTGAGTCTGGATGTAGGATAGGTTGTGAGTTGTATCTGATGTAAATCTAACGCCCCACCTGTGGAACGGAGGCTGTGGAGTCGCTGGCATGCTACGTCTCGGTTACTGACTATATACTTCTTTAAACTTTATTACCCCCGCGGCCAAGGATCGTGGTATGATAAGGCTGTAAAGTCGGTGTTTTTCCAGTATGCGTCCGAAGACTATCGTTGTGCTCGGAGCCGATCGTGTCGGCAAGTCCACCCTCGTGGAAAATACAAAAAAAGACCTAGTGTCCAAGGACATCTGTGTACGCTCCCTCCACTTCTTCGGACCCCAACCCCACCACCACTCCCCGATCCAGCAGTACATCGATCCGTTCCAGTCCGCTCTGGAGGAAAAAGCCGAGGTGGTTATCTGTGATCGTGGTTTCTCCGAGGTGTGCTTCTACGAGCGGTTCAGAAGGAACATCAGCATCTCGGAGGAGTGGGCTAACTCCGCGGAGTCGTTTTTCGCAGCCTACAGCTCCAAGATAAAGGTCTTCCTCGTACGCAGATCGTGGGAGTGGTCCAGGCCATTTCACATCGAAGAGATCAAGGATCTTCACCCGGGCTGCTCCGAGTATTTCGTGAGTACGCAGTTAAAAGCTCGTGAGAAGGAGCACCGAGAGTACTACAAGTATATGTGCGACTACCTCTCCCATCGTTCGCTTCTGACCGATATCCAAGTCATCTCCCCATCAAAGGACTCCTCCCTCGCTCACATGGTTTAAAGACTAACTGATTAGATATAGGAATCATTACCACCTATGGCAACCGTACTTAACACCGGTCTTTATCGCAAGATCGGTATGGAGTTTGAATACAAGATCTCCTTTCAAGAGTTTCTGACCGAGGCCATCGCCTCCCCGTTGGTCTCCTCGTACAGCTCCGGAAGTAACACTCCAACTGCTCGCACCAGCGCTAAGGATAAGTTCGTGGCCTGTGGTCCATCCATGAGCTTCGAGGCCAAAAAGTTCGCCTACGCTACCCTTGAGATGGTCATCGGAGCCCTGGCGGATAACGCTGATGTGCCCGCGGATGACAAGACCGCGCTCAACGCACTCCTCGTTAACGCCACGAAGTACGTCGGACTAACCGGAGACGGGGACTTCCACTTCATGGTAGCCACGTTCAACATCGCGGAGGCCATCTCCTCCGTCATCGCCGAGGTCGTCCCGGCTCCCCAGGCCCCGACCGGTGGCCTTGTCACCCTCACTCTGCAGAAAGCTGGAAGTGGATACACCACCGACGGTACCCTTACCTCCGGTACGGTCTCCATCAAGATCGAGTCGACGGAGACCACCAATCCAGCGGGTTACGCCTTCGGTGTGGCCACAGCGACTCTCACAGCGGGCAAGGTTACCGCGATCGGCGCCATCACTACCGCCGGAGCAGGATTCAAAGTCGGTCAGATCGTGGCCCTCAATGTCAATACCAACGTGTCCACTGGCGCTACCCAGAAGACTGCGGCTCTGGCGCAAGTTACTGCCGTGTCCTGATAAGAACCCGATGTGTCTAGTCTGTATCGTTGCCGAACCAGAGTAGCTTATAAGCCTTTCAAATCTGAGAGGCTTATTGTCTTTGAGGAAAAACACATCCAGGAGGCAAGCGTAAAGCTAAAGTGGAATAATACTTTTCCCACGATGGCTTCTCAAGGCAGCAGTGCAGCTGAATCGTACGCGTCGGGGATAAACCAATCTACCTGCCAGGTAGTTATCTCCGATCCGTACCTAACCGGGGCCGCCTGGCCAGCACTTTTTGACGCTGCCTCGATGTGGTCCGCGTCTAACACCGCGCAGACCAACAACATAATTCTTCCGCCGTGCGGGGAAAACCAGGACCCCGTAAAGGATAAGTGCTTTCGCTACGCATCCATAGACGACAGCGCTCTTATCAACTCCGACGGTTCCTCCCGACCACTTCAGGATACTTTTGCCCACATAATCATCTCGTTCTGGTACGAGGTTAACGGAACCGCGTTCGGCTCCGATTACTACTTCCGGGTCAATCGCATCAGTGTAAACCACGGGTCTAACTTCCCGTCAGTAACGCTGAGCGGCACTGATCCAAAGGCGGTGGTGTTCAATCAGAACCTGATAAACGTTAAGTTCGACGAGGGAATATCCGTCGAGGAGGCCTTGAAGAAGATCTCCGAGGAGAACGGGTACAGGGCGGATTTCTGCGTACCTCCTAACCAAGACACAGCGTCAACATACATTCTTCCCCGCTCCATCATCTACAAAGGAGTCACTCCGGACGAGGCGATGAAGAAACTTGTCGCGGCTACTGGTGGTTCCATGCTCTCTCTGCCGGTGAAGGAGTACGGAAACAGAGTAAGTATATGCACCCGAGGCGAGATAACTCAGAGTTGCATGGTCTTCTATCTCGGCAAGGGCCTCTACGAGACTTTTCAGATAGATGGCGAGCCGCCAGTCACTTTCGCCGGTCAGAATATGCAGAGCGGCGCTACTATCAACAATGGTGATCCGTATCTCTCCGCGAGTTTTGCCGCGAGCAAGTACTCACTAAAGGAGGTTATAAAGCAGAAGAGGATCAAAGCGCTGCAGGATGTCAAGAAAGTCACGTTCCCGGACCTGTTCAAACCCTGCGAGAAGCGATGCCAAGGTCCCCAGGCGGACGGGTACGGTTGGAGCGGCCAGGGTCCCCTGGTGGAGAACAAGCGGTACACCAAGGCGGGCATGTACGGACTCGCCCCCAATGGCCTCACGTCCATCTCCTATCTTCCGGGCATCGTGGAGAGCGCTTCGGAGAGTGAGGGGAAAGTTGTTATAAAAACCGAGTTCTGGTTCCAGGTCTGCAAGGAGGACGACTCGCAGAAATGCTTCGGTCGCTACATCTACCAGGAGTCGACCAACCTCTCCAGCGTCAAGGTCAAAAATCGCGAGGAGGTAAAGATCTCGCAGGAGATCGGATCATCCACCTCTGCCAAGAAGGAGCTAGTACGATTCTACATAAATGGTCATAGCAACGAGACGGTAACCATTGACCCCCAGTTGATCTGGAACTGGGCCGCACCCGCCGAGACAACCTCCGATTTTCAGAATAAGAACGCTCCCACCGGTCCGTCCAATGCGATCGTTCAGCCCGCTCCTAAGCAATCGCTGAAGGACTGGAAGGCGACAACCACGGCCAAACCATCTAAGATTCTGCTGATGGCCGGTCACGCTGACCTAACATCCTCCGGAGCAGCCGACGAGTACAAACTGAACATAGAATTGGTGAAGTGGGCGGGAAGGAATGCCCAGGCGTACGGTATCTCCGATCTTATCGAGACTTACCTCCCCCCGTCATCGAACCTGACCGACACCGATCCTCGATCGCAGTTTAGCAAGACAACACAGGCTATCGCCGCAGGTAAGCAGGTAATAGAGATCCACAATGACCAGACTGATGGGAAAAGTGGTGTGATCCCACCCACCGGAGGGAAGAGGATATGGCCTCTTGATGAAGCCCTCTCCTCTTCCTACGGAGCGTTCAGTGTCAACCACCGGGACGGCCTTGGAGTGCCAAAAAGAGGAGGTACGATACTGGAGGTGGGGAGGATGGACCCACCAGTCAGAAACATAGTGCGTTCTGGGACCACTGCTCAGAAGGAGGCGCTGTACAAACAACTGATGGACCCTCTCATGAGATCCATCGCCTCCGAGATGGGCAAAACCCCCACCACCTCAGCACCCACAACCGGTCAGTCCGGCCAGCAGGGCTCCGTGTTTGTGGGGAAGGTGGGATCGACCGGAAGATCTAGCGCACCCCACGTCCACTTCCAGTTTGCGGGAGGATCCGGTCAAGGATCCGAGGCAAAACTCACGGAGATCGCGAGGAAGTACGTGATCGCCGGAAATAAACCTCTCGGGGACGCTGAGCGGAACCAAGGGTATGGCGCGGGTAGAAACCACCAGGGCATAGATTTCTTTCCCGGTAACAGGTCAAATATCTACATAACGAACGGAGCAAGCGTAAAACAAGTAAACGAGACAAAGTGTGTTAGGGAGAATAGCCTATCGGATCAGTGCGGTGGTGGGTTCGGAAATTACGTCACGATAGGAACCCCCGAGGGAGACGTGATAATGGCCCATCTCGCCCCAGAATCCATCCCTCCTAACCTCCCGGGGTTAACAAGTTCCGACTCCGGAGGTAACACCAGTCCGTCCATTGCCGGTGCTCCAGCAAATAAAGCACTGACGATAGAGACATCATTCAAGGGAGTGCCTCGGGCCCTACGTATCACTCCTGGTAGGACCATTCTGTCCTTCATCACTGAATACGACAACTGGGTGGAGAACGGAGGGCCACGTGGCCAGGACCCATCCACCGATCCTGGAGTTTGGATTCCCTCAAGATTCAGGAACTGGTTTGTGGGAGAGGTGCAGTTTATGTGGAGGCAGGGAGATTTAAGGGTGGATATAGAAGCTAATAATGCGTGGGGGAACAGTGTTATCTCCGCCCCAACATTCTCCGAGTACCTGCAGGGTCAGCAAAGTACCGGAGAGTTCAATGTCACACGCGACTACTACGGGTACATACGCTCCGTTGGGGATCTCTGCTTCCCGGTCAAGAAGTCCGATACCGGCGAGTACACGAGCTCGTGCAAAGAACTATGCAGAGAATCCCAAGAATTCTACAGGAAGTACGGAAGCGGAAGCGGAGGAGGACAGGAGACCGGAGGTAACGGCGGGAGTACAAGTTCTTTCCCGGCGGCAAACTGCAAGACCGGAGACGCAACCAAGGACACTATAATAAGCGCGCTCTACGCCGCTGGGTTAAAGACTCCGAATGCTTTTGCCGGCGCGTTGGGTAATCTGCAGGAGGAGAGTGGATTCGATCCGAATGTTCATAACACCTCGCGGCAGGGACTTACCTGCCGCAGTGTCTCCGGGCAGAAGGAGAAGTGCTATGGTATAGTGCAGTGGGGAGGATCGAGAAAGTCCCAGGTTCTAAGCAAGTGTGGGCAGAACAGCACCCTGCAGTGCCAACTCGAGTTTATGGTGCAGGAGATCAAGACCCGCGGTGGTGGGTTGGTGGAAAGTATGAATTCCTCGGGTTCGGCATCAGCCGCCGCTGACCTCTGGATGAGTAAGTACGAGGTGGCAAGTGGAGGAGGCAGGAGAAGACAGCAGTACGCCGAGCAGATCGTAAAAACAATGAAGTGCGATAGATGATACCACAAGTTATCGCCTCTGGAATAATGGCCGCGGTACTCAACTCGGCTAAGAAACAGATCTTAGAAGTCGCGAAAGCGGAGATAATCAAAGCACAGAAGGAGTCGTTGAGAAAAGACATACTCGCAAAAGTAGCTGCTCAGTACTCCAAAGAAGCCAGGCATAATCTCACTAGGTACATAGAAGCACTGGAGAGTGCCCAGGTGGAGATAAGTTTCAAGGGCAAGCCCGGAGAAGCGCTTATAGCAAGAGCGCAGTCTGCTGTGCAAGAACTAGAGAGTTACCTGGACCATCAGAATCCGGATGGAGCGGTAATTCAGTTTCTAAAGAGAAGGTACGCGGAAGAGGGTATCAATATTATCACTGGGAGACTGTACGCTGGACATTACGTTGGTAGAAAGTCCCAAGGTATCTACGAGGTGGCGAATAAAATGGGCTACGCTGCTCCGGTAAATAGTAGAAAACCCTGGTTGTCCAGTGAGAAGACAACTCAGGGTATCGAGGAGATGTTAGCAAACGCTGCCCAGGAGATATTTGAGTTGAGTTTTGAGAACCTCGATCTTAGTTCCGATCTCGCTCTGTTAAAGTTCCCAGGACAGGGATTCAAACCCACCATTGGTAACAATACTACGAAATCTACTACCAAACCCAAGAAGAAAAAGAAAAAGAAGTGATCACCCGTAGTACTTAGAACCCTTCTCAAGGTTGGCTTTTGCGCTCAATGCCTGAAGACGCGCGTTGATAGCGTGGTAGTCAAACCAACTCTCAGCTAGAGTGGTGTCTCTGAAGTAGCACTTTGTCCCGTGGCAGTAAACATCCACCCTTTCCAAGTCCACCTTCTCATCCCTACACCACTCCTCGACGAGATTTTTAAATGGGTACGAGTGGTCTATATGGAACTCTCCGGAGTTGATAAAATCCCCACTCATGGGACACCTTAATGGTTTCCTTTTGAGCTGACGATTAACACTCATCCTGAATGTCTTGATCTGAGGCTCCACGATTTGCCTCATGGCAATCAGAGCATCCTTTTTATTCTGCTTGTACTCCGGAACCGGTTTCTCCCTCGGGAAGAGCTCGTCAGTGACTTTGCCTTTCCCCATCCAGACCTCCCTCTTAGAATTGGGAGTTATCATGACGATTCCTTTTACTGCCCTACCCTGAAACTTTTTACTTCTAATCTTGTACTTTACGTCCCCTCGGTCCTTCACAACCTTCCACCTGGGGATCAGATCTACCACCTCGCTAAGAAACTCCTCATCACGGCCTTTTACAAAGTAGTTACACTCTGTTCCGTTGACGACCTCTGTCCACTTCTTTTCGAAGTTTCCTTTCGTGTATTCTGTGCCTTGGATGGATACGATGCGTCGCATAGGATGAATTCTATAAGTTGCTCCGAGTATCTTCTGATATCATCGGCATTTTTCAGATGAGGGTTCTTACGCACCAGCGTAGAAACTGATCTTTTCTTCACCAGGTAGTCCATGAGGAACGTCTCGTCGTTCGGGTCAAGATCAGTGATCTTGTGTAGAAGTTCCTTATGACTGGCCATAAAATCGCCCATAGTCATGTCGGATTCGTACTCCGATTCGGTGATGTTAGAGTACTCTGTTACCGGGGAGAAACTCATGGCAAAAGCTTGACGAACCGCCCTAACCTTCTTAACTGGTACCTGGATCTTTTCGGCGATCTGTTCGTCGGTGATGTTAGGATCAGTCGTAGTGTATTTTCGGATCTTGAGGTAAAGATCCGAGTAGGAACGTGGGATCTTAACCAACCGAGAATTATCGCGCAGGTAGTTCAGCATGTGAAATTGAAGGCATCTGTTAACCCAGGTGGAAAAATTCGCGCCTTTCGTCTGATCCCAAGAATCGTAGATCTTAACTATGTACTCAAGAGCTGCGTCCCTCAGTTCCTCGTAGGGCAATCCTGTGAACGAGGAGATCTTCCTCGCTACCTGTGAGGCCTTCCACATCTGTGATACAATTTGCTCGTCCCTCTCGGAGAGTCTCCTTCTAGACCTGCAACCCTCCTGCTTATCAGATTCAATTGTCATACTTTTTCGATAGCATTGATGATAAACTCCTTGAGTTGGGACTTTGCCAGCATTCCGTCGGTATTCAGTCCGAACAATTCAGAGTCCTCGTTAAACACGGCGAAATTAGGTGTTCCGTCGCACTCGATTTGGTCGCAGAACGCCCAGTCGTCTGTTGTAACATCCCACTCGCCAAATCCCACCGAGTAATGAGGGTACTCCTCGGCGATCTCATTAGCCGTCTCGACCCAGATGGGTTTCATCGTGTTACAGGCCACGCAACCCGGCTGGTGAAAGAAGACTACTCTGTATTTAAACTGTTGATCTGTCATAGTTTTTGTATACTTGCAAGTAATACACGTGTATTATACCATTAAAGGTACCGAGTCGCCGAGGATTTCTGCCCTGAGACGCCTACACCGACCCTCCCAAGATCACTTGACAATCTCCTAGAACCCCCTTTGTAGAAGGGATCGTGGACAAGACGCGGGAGTTTGCTTCTATCCCCACCGTGTACTGCTCCTCCACCCATGATCTCGTCCCTGTATACCGTTATACCGTACACGAACGCATCGACAAAGTCATCATTCTTGATGAACGGAAACGAGGTGAGTTCGGAGAGTCTCTCCGCGAGGTTTGGCAGATTATCATACAGTGACACCAGACCGCTTTCCGCCAGAGGAGCAACAGCGTTCGCCCTAAGCACTTTGTCCTTGTTCGGTACTAGTTCCTTAATCGAGATGTTTATAGTCCTTCTCAGTGTCTGTATCAACGGAACCCCTTGAGCCCGACCCTCGATGTATATACATCGTATCTTCCAGGTTTTAACGAGCTGAGGAAAGATCTTCTCAAGATCGGGGAACTCCATTCTCTCCAGGATGTAGTGGATTAGATGGAGTTTGGAGTTACTCTTGTCGTACCCCCACACGCAGATGGCGGTGTAGTCGTTTATCCTGTCGGCTTTGTAGGCGGTGTCTATAGTGGCGTAGATGTAGGAGTACTTCGATCTATTCTTGTCATGGTAGTCAAACCAGTGCTCCTTGAAGATAGCACCCTGCTCACCGGCGGGTTTTCCCTGGTAGAGTGAGTTAAAGTCCTTGTCCCCGATGGATTTCTTGATCGCTTCGAGGTTCTCAACGGGAAAGAACTCCGGCCAGTGGGACTCTCCCAGTTTCCTCTGAAGAACATCGGAGTCCTCGTCGATGCACAATGCAGGAACATTCAGTTCCTTCCAGCCCTCCGGGTCAGCCTTAAGAAGCCTGCCGATTACATCATCCACGTGAAACCTCGTTCCCATGGAGATAATGGAGTTGTTAGGTAGACCTCTTGTCAAAAATTGTGTTTGAGTCCAGGCAAAAGTGCTCTCCATGACGGTCGGAGAGTTACCATCCGCGAGAAGGTCATCCAGTATCCCGACTCCTGGCAACTCCTCGTCGCTGATTACTCCAAAACCAAAACCGGTAACATTACCGCCCGCTGAGGCAATCTTAATCAACCCACCGTTATTGTTCCGGATCACGCTCAGATTGCATTTATCTCTATCTATCTCGCACTCGGGAAATAACCACTTGAAACTCTCGTGGGAAATGTACTCGATGACCGCCCTGGAGTTCTCATTGGTGAGTTGAAGCGCATAACTACTCATGATGAACTGAGCCGTTGGACTTCTTCCCATCTGCCACGACGGGAACACCTTAGAGATAAGTAGGGATTTTCCCGTTCGAGGCGGAAGGGATATGGCGCTCTGCTTATAATCCTTCTCCCCATCGCCGATCATTTGAAGAAATCCTCCGATTACCTCGTGGACACGAAATGGTTTAAATTTGCCCGCGACAGGGACTTCTGACGTGATGAACCTGGCGTACGTCAGAAAGTCTGTTCGACACTTCAGTCTTAGTAGTTCCTGTTTGTCAGACGGGGAGAGAGACGAGATACTCTCCTCCATCTCCTTAACAGTCTGCTTTTCCTTCTTTGCTTCTGCCTTGTTCATAGTTTATCTGGTCCAGGATTGACGAGATCTCTTTCTGTTTATCAAATGCTTTATCAAAGTATTTCGATGGCAATAGACTATTGAGTAGAGAATCTGGTTCGGGCGGAACCGGAGAGTTTATCTTGGCCTCCAGCGAGTCTTTAAGCACTTTATCCTTATCCCGTTTCGTCTTACAATTACCAAAAGTTGCTGGGAGGGATTTTGGGATCGCGCCTAGAACAAAATCGGTGATATTTACAAGGTCCTTGGCGGGTTCTAGCTCCTTCCACTCGTCATGAGCTGATTTCAGAAAATTATCGGTTATGAACTTAGCTTCCTTCTTTGACAATGCGTTCAGTCTGGCGATCTTAACAATATTATCGAAGACATTCACCATACTATTTGTCGGAGTCACACCTAACTTCCCTCCGTTTTTCACATTATCCAACGCTTTAACGTAATCGTATGTATCCTTTATCGCTTTTGATGTCTCTACTATACTCATAAAGGTCTGAGAGAGGAACGAGGAGTTACCCACCATCAGGTTATTTATCAGACGATACTGAGCATCTATTAGTTTTCTCTCTATGGACTCCACCTTCGTGATGTTATTATCCGTCTGCTTAAAAGCCTTCTCAACCGCCTCGAAGGTATAAGTAAGTTCAGACCACAACTCTGGCCAGTCAGCGTGTTTGGCTCCCTCGAGCCTGTCGGCCATCTCCGAGAGGCGTTTCACGTTCTTGATGAGCTGGGTAAGGTCCCACTGATTCCCTCCGGAGTTGCATAGGTCCTCCCCTATCTTTGTAGGAATGAGATTCAGAACCGCCGAGACCGGGTTATTATTATTATCTGTTGGATCACCATTTGGGGCGTAGGAGCTATGATTTGATGCGATAACGCTCCCACACGGATCGAGCAACTTATTCCCATCGGAATCCTCGCCATGCTGAGTCTTCCTGCACTTCGGATCACACGGGCAATCACTTCCGCTGTTGAATAGTCCACCAAGTCCCGGTACCCCACCGAGTATAGCCGAGACAGGGTTTATACCCGTCAGAGCCGAGAACCCACTCAACCCGAGGCCCGCGGGACCTAGAAGTGAGGTGAACTGACCTCCCAGCCCCACGAGTTGGAGCGCGGAAGTAGCTAACTGGGGAACTCCTTGAAGACCGCCAAGGTTCCGCAGACCCGGAAGATTAGCAAAATTAGAGGCCATCTTAGCGATCTCCCCCAGATCACCCTTGGAGAGTTTATCAAAGATCTCTCCGGAAAGAATCTCGGAGATCCCGCCCGCTCCTCCAGCGACAGTGATGATCTGATTGATAGAGTCTGGGAGCGATGACTCCAAAGCCCCGAGGGCACTTCCAAGAACTTTTTTTATAGATACTGGTTGGTTGCTAATCACGTCTTGCCCGAGGTCCCACACCGGCGCCACAAATCTTGACACCTCGGGTGGGAGCTTGGAAAGTCCTATCATAGCAGCACTATCTATGGCACCCAAAGCGCCACCGGACATGTATGCGGAGTACACACTGGCTACTTGAGCCGGAAGACCATTGAACGCCTGGTTAAAGGAATTTCTTCCTATGGTGTTGAACGCGCTCTCCAAGGAGTTACTCTTGATTCCTTGAAAGATGGCATCACCTGCTCCACCGAGAACCTTGAGTACCTTCTCCAGGTCCTCATCTATAACCCCACCTTTGCTCATCGCCGATGCTATCTGTGACGTGATCGCGTCTACGGACAAGCCGGAGTTACTCGCTATGACCAACTTACCGAGGTCGCTGAGCACCTGCTTCCCGTCAAATCCCGCATCGGACTGAGTTGGCGGTTTTAACTTGGAGTCCGGTGAGACTGGCGCTACAGCCTTACCAGCCGCCTCCAGTACTTTATCCCCGGCCTGACCAACAAAGTCCTGGGAGGATGGCGAGGCATTCTGCGCCAGAGCGCCCACCGGCTTCTTCGACGAGAGGAACTCCTCGCGGGTAGGAGGCGGGTCCTCCTTGTGAAACTGTATGGGTTTCCTCGAGCCGGAACTCACCCACTTCATCTGTTTCTGGTACCGAAGGCACATAACAGACTCCGAGTCCAGTCCAGTATCCACAACCTTCTGCATTCCGTGATTCTTCTCGGTGCACGGTGGAAGAGTGGTACGGAAATCCACCGGAGGTGAGGATACCGGCATCCACGAAAAGTCGCCATTCTCGTCCCTACGGCAGGTTAGCATGGTCGATCTGAACTTCCGGTCCTCGGCGAACTCCCTTATCTCACCCTCCAGCGCCTTAGAGCACTTGGGCAGTCCCACCTTCTTCGAGAGGTCCGTTGTAGTCTGGGAGTCGGTGACACCGGGATCGAAACCCTTCTCCACCATCTTGCCATGGGTCAGTGATTTCCAGGCGTAGACCTGATCCCCGCCCTCCTGGGTATTACTACGGCGTAGACATATCACCACGTCCTGATTTATCTCGTTCTCCAGCAGGTATATCCTTCCCGCATTATCCTCATTGCACTTCATTCCCGGATCGGACGAGGAGTTACTCGCCTCCATCTGCTCCCCGATCACTGTGAGTTGAATCGGAGTCCCCACCCCACTGCCCCTAGGATCCTTATTAAAGATCTGACTCACGAAGGCATCACCCGTATTCCCGCCGGCTTTCGAGATCAGACACGGAGCTCCAATATACTGCGAACTAAGATGGCCTTTATGGCTACCTTGGACGTACATCCAGTCCGACGTCATTCCAGCATAAAGCGCTTTAACTCTTCCCAGCCTTTTAGGATCGGAGACGGAGACTATAGTGCCTATCTCGTTGAACGGGTCACCAAATGGCCCACCTACACTCTCCGAGGTGCGTATCGTAAGCTCCTTGAACGCCTGTAAATCGTCGAAAAATGACATGTACGCCCTCTCTTAGTCCTGGTTAGGGTCGAAGAAAGCGTCCCCGACGGCCCATAATCCCGCCGAGAGATACGCGTACTGGACTCTCTTATTCATGTTGTCTGGAAGCCAGTTATCCACTATGTACTTTACCCTGTCCCACGACTTCCCGTCCCTGTTGTAGTAGTAAGGAACCCTGAAGAACACGTTTTTGCAATTCAAGGGGTCCGTTGCCTTGGAAACACCGGCCACCATCTGATTAACATAATTACCTATCTTCGCGTCTGTCTCTCCTCCCACCTGAAGAGGATCGCATTTATATGGCCACAGTGCAGGAGCGCTCACCTCGGCGTTACGAAGTCCGCTCTTGGGTCTCTTGATCAGTACCTGCCTCTGAGTCTGATCGTCCAAGGTCTCAGTAATCGTGCCTGTCACCTGCAACTCCTGCGCCGAGTGGGACTTCAGACCAAATACGGACGCTAGAAACGCGAACGAGAGAAGGCTACCTTTGGCCTCTATAAGACCATTCCACTTACCATCGTAGACTTTTACCTCATTTACACTAGAGATAGATACCAGGTTTGTGGTCTGGTTGTAGGTTCTCTGCGAGAAGAACGTCTCGGAGACGAGTTCCGTCCCGTTGTACGTGGCTCTTCCTATCTCGTCGTACTTCACCCTGTCGCTATTGTCCTGGGAAAGTGTTGATGTCCATGTTACCCCGGAGGAGAAGGGAAATTGGTTTAACGCCTCGCCTTTTGGAGTGTTTACATCACCAACGCCGGGAATGGTATTTGTCTTCTGCCTATCAAACCACCCAAAAGCATTCTTTATGAGCGCCATCTTGATATCCCTGTTCCACCTCTGGTCCCACAGGTCCCCGAATAGACCCACGTGCTGGGCGAGCCAGTCAAGAACCAGAGGCGAACAAGTGCTTACATCTAGATAGTCCTGGTAGAATGCGGTGATCTGCTCCCTCTTCTTGGATAGAAAGTCATCGACGCCACTAGTCAACCACATTGCGGGAGTCTCGTTCTCGGAGAAGAGAGGGTCGGAGCGGTACGCTTCTGATACTCCCGGTAGTCTGGAGTACACCGGTCTAGCTATAGAGTCCTTACCGTACTCCAAAGACCCGCTCTTAAACGAACTGCCGGTGATCTGTATGATACTTTCAAATAAGTTTTTGACCCTGTCGTAAACCGCGGAGATGAAGGTGAGATTGGTGTAGTTTCGTACTTCGCTATACAGATACTCCTCCTCGATAACGGAGAAACACTGTTCAAACCACTCAGGTGGTAGGGAGGAGAATACGGATAACAGATTCGACTTAATCTTCTCGTTTACCTCACTACTATGCAATATACTCGAGATGTACCCCTCGGACGTACCGGGATATACTGAAATCATGAACGACGATATAAACTCACTCTTTCTATTCTCTACTCCGATAAGATCTAGTTTAGGCGGGTTGTGCACGCTCCCCAGCCTACTATCAATTACCTTTACGGCGGAGTCTATAAAATCCTCTGAGAAGTAGTACTTTGGAGGAAGCAGGATCTTTGAGTACTTCGATGCTGGAGCATCGATGCTCAACGTAACAGCCCCGGAGTCACTAAACCCCACCACTTTTCCCCGTAGTATAGAACGGAGCTCTATTGCCTCCGTGCCATTAAGGTAGTAGACGAGAGGGAGGTTGGAGTTGTACTTATTACTCGACTCGTATCTCCACTTACTGTTTCTAACGTAAGATATTTTTCCTATCATGCACTTACCAGGATTACACAGGTTATCCTCGCCCTCTCCATCCTTACATACTAACCCTTCCTTGGAGCAGCTCTCCATGCCGGCATGCTCCGTCCCCCCAAGCGGATGCCCGTGAGCGTACACCGGGTAGGAGCCAGAAAGTTGATCCTTATCTATCACAATACTGTCGGAGTAGGTATGCCCGACATTCTTGAATACGAATCCGTTTACACCGAGGTTGCCCTTCTGCACCTCAATGATTTTATCTCGGTCGGAGTTGATATTTTTTGCCTCGAAGGTTATCCTTCCAAGCTTATGAGAGAATAGTTTCGGTTTCTTTGTTCTATCAAATTCCAGGACTATATGGCCAGACGAGAGTGAGGGGTTCCTCCGTCTGACACTGATACTGTTCCATATCTCTAGATTCATGGTGTGTATAACTCGGTGTACGTGTATGTCAGTGGACTAAAGTCATTCACCGACGTGAATGTTATCTGCGCGTTATAAAGCTTGTAAGAGGAGATTCCTGACACCGAAGAGAATAGTTGATTGTCGGAGTTCACTACGGAGAGGTAATTGTAGAGACATTTTTTCTGCTCCTCCGACTCTGTTCCGCTGAATCCCGCGCAGAACCCCTCCGTGATCGAGGTGTCCCTTAGCATCAGTTTGATATCTAGGTTGTTAATGGTTTTGATAAATGGTAACTCGTAGATCTTTCTCAGTAGGTCCTGGTAGAAAAGATCGCTTCCAAGTGGGAGATTTAGCGGGTTGAGGTAGTCTTTCAGCGCCTGTAGTATCTCGTTGGATTTCAGGTCCGTGTTGCCATTTATCTCCGCTGGATCATAATATACCTCTAGTACTAGATCTACCGGCACAATCTCCGGACTTATTAGGGATACATTAGTACCCATGGCGATCCTATTTCTCATCGAATCTATGACGTACTGAAGGATTGTCTCGGAGAGTGCTTTACCGTTCTCATCCCCTAGGCATATCACGACATTTCCAGATAGCATTCGGGAGAGTTGATACCTCTCCTCGTATGTAAGAACCTTGATGATGGGGGTGGAGCCGATAAGATTGGTAATCTCATTCTCGAAGTCGGTGGAGGTGGTGAGATTCCTCCTACTCAGTACCTCGAATGCCCTTTTCTTCATAGCGTTCACGGATTCGAGATCGCTTCCTCCAGAGGCAGGTAGGTTATTACGTAGTGATTCTAGTCCTACAAAGGCTTTCTCTATCTTATTTATTTCCCCCTCCCCTACGTTGTAGGACGATCCCCATTTCCTCGATCTGCAGGTCGCGGTGAAGGAGTCCTGTGTCTCCAGCATTCTCACTTCCTCAAGAAGTTCGTACTCGAGTCCGGCATTTGAGTACAATCTAGTTCCTTTAGGCACGATAACGACTCTGCCGTATCCAGGTGCTTTGTAGAAGGTGACATCTACAAACGCTCTGGAGCCGATCCTCCTCTGAATACCAAGTTGTCTAAGCCACTGGAGACTGAAAGCCTCGGGTAAGTTGTTAAGGTAGTAAAGGAGTTCGGACTGCGCGAGTGCCTGACCCTCACTTATGGCCGAGAGAGGAGACGCGGGAGTAAAGTCGTTCAGTTTTCCTCCCGACTCTAGATTTATCCTGGTCTGTATCGCACGAACTAGAGCCGCGGTATTACGACTATCAAGTTGCAGCGGGAGAATAGGTCCGTAGATATTTGACATTAGAATGTATTGGAGAAATTACGTGAGGACATCGGCACCCCATCCTCCCCGTCAGCGTTCAGGATCTTAGGTAGTGAGCTAGTGTCAAAGTAGTCCCCATTCGACATTGTCGACGGATCAAACGAGAGAAGATTGTTGATCCTTGGGCCTATAAGGCTAATCTCGTAGATATCCCTGTCACCCTTCATCAGTCCAGGTATATCCGCCAACTGGCCGAGTACAGACGAGGCATTCCATACATCCGAGTCGGAGAGAACATCGACTGAGGATAACGTGGTATCTCTCACTGACTCCGATCCGGCGGGATTGAACACCTGCTCCATCAATGTTCCAGGAGGGTACCCGACGTAACCATCTAGTACGGAATCTTTGAACGTTGACGGAACTGAAGTGGAGTTTGAAAACCCAGGATACGCTACTTCTGATTGGTAGTCTTGTGGAGTCAGGTACCCCGTCGAAAACGAGATCCCCCTGTGATCGCGATCCAGATCGATGCTCTCTAGTAGAACCACAACGCTGTCCGGGGGTGGAGTGCTTAATTTACTGTGCGGATTATTCGAGGCTACCAACGCTACAAGCCTTACATCGGTCCCTAGAGCAGGGTCGGAAAGGATAGAGGAGATGACCTTATCTCGAAGAGATAGTAGTTCGCTATGGCCAGGGAATACTCGTTTTAAACTCCCTAGTACGTAATCCTCCAGTCTACTTCCATAGTCCGAAGAGAGATCCGCCTCTAAGTACAGATCTTTCGCCACAAATGGCCTGATTCTCTCCACCCAATTCGCTCCTAGTACCTCGTCGATATAGTCCCCGAAGATCTCATTCGAGGAGTACTCCTCCTGGAGCGCGCTTATCACCGTCTCAACGAGGTGGGTTTCCGAGATCAGAGATCCTTGGAAGATGTCGGAAGGTCTGTGAGTATCAAAGATTCTTGTCGGGGACGCACTTATAATCTGATTCTGCACGTCTCGAAACGAGTCCGCAGCGCCGTACGCTACGGAGGAGAGACCGCTCAGTGTGCTGAATCTGTCGGTAATGTACCCCGTCTTCAAGGCGAAACTCTTTGCTATATTAGAATTTAAACCATAACAAGTAGATTAAAGTTTATCAGACAAATCGTATTGTTGATGGCCGAAGCGACATTCCAGCAACTCACAACTCTTCTACCGGGAGAGGAGCCATTCATCGGCGACCTTGAAGAAGGTGAGGTATGTATCAACGTTGCGGACGGGAGGATCTGGGCCGGTGACTCTGTTGGTAGTCCGGTTGAATTGGGAGGAGCGGTTAAAAACAACCCCACTGGCTCACTTCTAACCTGTAACTACTTGGACGTGGACGTATCCTCGCCGGACAACCTGCCTATCTCCAACACGAATCCTCTGGATATTCCTCCGGGGTACTACAGGCAGAATAGCATACTACTCAGGTTCCCGGAGTCTTTACCACAGACCACCACCACCTACTTCGACTATCCGGTGGATTGGGGAAGTGAGGCGATCTGGAAGTCTTCTCCCGTTACGTGGGGAGGAGACGGTGATGTAACGGCTGATAATCCCATCGATTTCTACAAGGCTCCCGGGCGAATCATCTTCATAGAACTAAGCTCTTTTGGTCCAAATACTCACTGGATGGGAAGAGTCATTTGGGTTAACACCAACTCCTAATTTATCCTCCTGATCATGTTAGACAAAGTTCAGTTCCATAACGGAACAATCGTAAATGTAGAATACCTGAACGAGGTACAGAAAGGTTCTAGCTTCTCGGCCGGGACTAACCGTTCGGATTTCTACTCCGAACCAACCTCCATCGAGCATGCAGGGTGGAAGATCGGTCAACGGGACAGTCTTAAGGACTGGGAGGTAGCCGATCCACGTGAGGATAAAGAGACCGCGATTGGACGCCTGGCTCACGACGGTATCGTTCTGAAATCCTACAATCCCACAACATTGGCGAAGGAGATCGGACCTCCTACTCTGGTACAACTGGGAACCAATCCCACCATCTACGGCGTCTGGGTGGAGGCCGGTAGTATCATCTCTAGTGACGGTCAACCGATCTCGTGGGAGATCCAGTCGGTAGCGCTTATCAGCGGCGAGGAGATCAACTACATCTACATTGACGAGGCGGTGGCCAAGGCGAATATCGCTGCTAGTGTCCCGGTCCAGCTCAGTATAGGACCCGCCCTTCCCTCCGTATCAGTACCGCATATCCCCCTCGCTAAACTCGTCACGAACTCCGCGGGTAGCGCTCTAGCCACCGACTCCGATGGCGAGGTGGTGGGTACGGGATACGTGGACCTGAGACCTGGCCTCTATGTCGGTAGTCTGAACACCTACCCCCGGATCCTGAAGAATACGGGTATCAAGGTAGATTCGTACTCAGCAAAAAGCTGGGAGAGGGTCATCGCGGACACGTCAAATGGATCCTTGATCGTCTCCCTACCGGCCACTCCGACCGACTCTGACAGGGTGGCCATTGTGGACATCTCTGGGACCTTCGACCGGTTCCCAATCGTCATAAGGCCCGGTGGTGATACCAAGATCGCCAATTCGGTGGATGACTGGATCATCAATATCAAGGATGCCCACATCGAACTGTTTTACCACAGCGCTACCTCCGAGTGGAAGTTTGAGGAGACTCCCGGAGGGGACTGCTCGCCTGTTCTAGGCACCTTCCTCAGTTGTGGTGGTAGGGAGTTTGTCGGACAGCGACTCGCCGAGGAATGCCCGGATGGGCAGACCATCCCTGCCGTCTATCCCAACCCTCCCGACGGGGTGTACCGCTACGAGGTCTCCAGTTCCAAGTGCTACAAGGAGTTCTACCAGTCGGTCGCGGTGTACGCCGATGGCCAGGGTGGTCTTATAAAGGTGCAGAACGCGCCTCGGTGCGACAGGACCGGTACCACCATCGATCCCACTGTAAAAAATATCATCTATGTCGATCCAGCGGTTGGAGACGACTCCGTAAATAATAACGGATTTGCCCAAACAAGACCCTTCCGTTCGGTGGAGAGAGCCCTCGTAGAGGCCGTGAGGGAGAGTCGCAGAGCCGGACAGTACAACGACCGGTACGACAAAATCGTCATCGAGTTGGCCCCGGGCGATTACTACGTGGATAACTCCCCCGGGGCCGGAAGCGTATCCGGACTGTCGGCGGAGACGGGCCTTGTGCAGAGAGTTCCCACCGGGTTCAAGGTTCTGAATAGGGAACAACAGGATAGAGCTTTAGTCATCTACGTAGACTCTCTTAGCCCGACTCTGTCCCAACCTCCGAGAACACTCAGTCTCGGAAGGATCCTGTACTCGCAGAGTGGAGGTGTTGGAAATATCTCCAAGGTAGAGAAGGAGAGTCTCAGTTCTTCCATCTGGAAGATAACTCTCGAGTATGTTAAAGGTGATTTTCCGCTTGACGACAATCTTTACTACGACAACCTCTCCCTCATCAATCCTACCGGGGGCGGTCTGATTGTCCCACGCGGTATCTCGGTCAACGGCGTCGATACCCGTAAGGTCAGAGTCAGGCCGATGTATGTCCCCGAACTCAATCCGATTGAGGAGGAGCCTCAGCGCGATAGGACTAGCATTTTCAAAGTAACGGGTGGTAGTTATATCTCACTTATCACTTTTACCGACAACCCTCAGATCTCCAGAAGTCACAACACCGTGACTGCTATCGGATTCGCTTCGCAGTCGGAGATCGTTGGAAGCTCGGTCGAGACATCCTACTACTCCAAACTGAACAGTCTGTTCGGTCAGTACGACGGGTGGGGGTCGCAGGGACTCGAAGCGATCCAGGCAGAGACCACGATCGTTGCCCCTATCTATGACTCCAAGAACCTTCGCCAGACGGACTCCGAGGAGAACCAGACCGGTTTCCCGGCGGGTGATTCCCGTGTCGACTCTCCGATCTCCTACCCCGGAGCCTCCAAGATCAAAAACCAGGGTTCCGGTGATCAGCGGGTGTTCGATCTTCCCGACATCAACTCCACCAGATCCTCCTCACCTTACGTATTCAACTGCTCGGTAAGATCAATCTTCGGTATGAATGGATTACACGCCGACGGAGCTCTGGTGTCGGGATTCAGGTCCATGGTCACCGCGAACTTCACCCAGGTCTCACTGCAGACCGACCCGACTTGCTACACCAATAACACCTACTACCTCGATCCTCCCACCAACAAGGAGCAGGGCACAGGCAAGCAGTACAGACCCTGCCCGGCCGATCCTTTCAAGTACAGGCACTTTGGTTTCAAAGGTAGTAATAATGCCACCATCCAGATTGTAAGTTGCTTCGTTATTGGAAATGCGGATCACTTCGTCTCCGAGAGCGGTTCGGATCTATCCATCACTAACTCCTGCTCTGATTTTGGTGACATCTCGCTCCACGCGGTTGGGTATAAGACCAGGTCTTTCAGCCAGGATGAAGGGGTCCCGTCAGGATCCTACGGTGGCACGAAGATCTCGCAGATAGTCCCACCACGGCCCCTCTCCTACTCCGTGCTCGCCGACGGTTCCGGTCCGACTCTTGTGGACACGGAGATAAATACCGGACTGGTACTCGACTACGAACTCACCAAGACAAAGTACATCTCCGAGTCTGTCAATGGTGTTCCCCCTAGCCTTATCAAGGTCTACGTTAAGAGTTCTAACACGAGTTCTCCATTTTCCGCTACGGGTAATGTCCCATCCAGCTCGAAGATGGGTTTCGGGCAATTTACCTATACCATCAAGAAGTCCGATGGTACCTACGAACTCTCCGGGGGGTCTTCGAGAGCCAACAGAAAGAGACTGTATATCAAAGGTTTCGACGAGAAAGGCAACTCCATCCTCTACACGGGGGACATACAGTTAGCGCTTCCATCCTATCCTGGGTTTAACGAGCTGGATGACAGTTCCAAGATCTTCGTGTGGGACACGGAGAAATCCCAGTGGTACGTTAATGTCTCCACTTCAACCATCTTAGAGGAACTGGAGGATGTTGACGGAGACGGGTATCTGCTCAAGCGGATCAATTACGCCTTCAGGTACAAAATTCTCCAGAATCCCACCCCAACCGAACTGTCGTACTCCTCGCTAGACTTCCTGTTCCAGAGCGCCACCATCTCCACGGTGAGAGGTATCGACAAGAGAAAGTCTGACGAGAGAATCTACAGGATCGTGCTCGAAGGCTTCATCAAAGACGAGGGAATGAGGAGACCTCAGAACTACTACATCCTTGAGAAGCAACTCGGGGTGAATGGTTATCCGCTCAACGGAAGTTCGACGCTTCTCGACGATCCTCTCACCATCTCCCAGATCCGAGACTACGATGAGGTATTCGACCCCGAGGCCTACAGGAGAAGACTCGCGGAGAAGGGTGCTTCGGATGGTCGATTTGTCGCTTACCTCACGCAGGGCACTCAAGCACGGAAAGTCTCCTCGGGAGATCTGTATCCTGCTCTGAACTACGACGAGCCGGAGCAGACGGCGGATCCGGTCGGATCCATCACGAGAATCGCGCTCTCGGAGATGATCAATCGCCC